GGTCATGCCTTTGGGTGGTTCAAACCATTTCACGGGTTGGGTTTGGCGTGACCCGTCAATTCCTGCGGATGATGAAAATCACATCATTTTGAATGTGGACACTGTTGGTGTCACAGATGTGCTTGACCTACATTTTCTTATTGGCGCGACACCACAGCCTAAAGCGATTGTTGAGAAGATTCTGAAGCAAAGCGCAATGGGTTATGACCTGACCACTGTGTCACGCATTTATGTCAACGGAACTTACATTGCGGAGAGCTGATGCCATACTCAATCACTGATAAAAACCCTAATTGTTCCGGTTGGGCGGTTGTTGATCCCGACAATGTGGTGTTTGGTTGCCACCAGACTAAGGCTGACGCTATCAAACAGGCTGTGGCCATTTCGTTGTCTACGGGTGAGCCGTTTGTTGGTGAGCGTGCGTTGCCGGATTTGAGCGCGCCAGAGTTTATGCGTGACGCTGCTAAACGCGGTTTGGAGTGGTTTGAGGCTGGCTTGGCTGGCGATGGTGTCACAGCTGGTACGGTGCGTGAGGCGCGCCTGATGGCTTCCGGTGATGTGTCGGCAGACAAGTGGCAAAGAATATCTGCGTGGATTGCACGCCATCTCGTTGATTTGGATGCGCCGGGCGCTGATTCTGATTCTGAGGAGTACCCGACACCGGGTGTTGTTGCTCATGCTTTGTGGGGTTCTATTGGTGGAAAGGTTGGCGCTATGCGTGCAAAAGATTATGCAGACAGAATTGTTGAGGCCATTGCGAATGAGTCTCGAAACGAGGCTGGCCCGCCAGCGGTCATCACAGACATTGATGACACTTTGTTTGTTGATGGTGTGGTGAATCAGCCGGTGGTTGATTATTTGGATTCGTTTGATGACACTCTGGTGTTTGTTGTCACCGGGCGTTTCGTTGGTGATCGTGAGCAGACTGTTGCCGAGCTTGAGGCGGCAGATGTTGATTTTGATGAGTTGTTTATGCGCCCGGATGGTGTGACTTCGGCAGAGTTCAAACGGGATGTGGCTGCGCGTCTTTTGGAAACTTACAATGTGATGGTTGCTGTTGAGAATGATGTTGATGCGCGTGAGGCGTATCAGGGTTTGGGTATCACTGCGATTGCGCCTGGTGATGTTCCGGCTGTTGAGGATGAGTCTGATGACACTGAGGGCGAGCCAATGCAATCGAGCTATAGGGGGGGTAAACTTTCCGGCATGGGTAAAGTTGAGACGCGCGAGTTCACCACGACGATTGAGTTGCGTGCTGAGGGTGACGGCAATACTTTTAGCGGTTATGCCGCTTTGTTTGATTCGCCTTCTGAGCCGTTGCCGTTCACTGAGGTCATCCAGCGTGGTGCGTTTACAAAAACGCTTAAGTCTCGCAGTGATGTAAAGATGCTGTGGAATCACGACAGTGGTCAGGTTTTGGCTTCGACTCGTTCCGGCACGCTGTCACTTGTTGAGGATGAGCGCGGTTTGAAGGTCACCGCGGTGCTTCCTGATACCACCGCCGGGCGCGACGCTCGGGAACTTATTTCAAAGGGAATTGTTGACGCCATGTCATTTGGTTTCTCAGTCCCGTCTGGCGGTGATTCTTGGTCGAGTGACGGGAATACTCGAACACTGAAGTCTGTGCGATTGCACGAGGTTAGCGTTGTCGCGTGGCCAGCGTATTCTCAAACGGGTGGCACTGTGAGCGTTCGAGCGCTTGACATGGTGGCTCAGCGTGCCGAGGTTGATGCTGACGCGTTGCAGGATGTGTTGACTCGCATTGAGGCTGGTGCTGAGTCTTTGACGGCGGCGGATCGTGCGCTGATTGAGAAGGTGCTTGACCGTCTTGCGCCCGAGGCTGAGGCTGATGAAATCGTGGGTGACTTGGATGCGTTGGCGCTGAAGAAGAAGAAGCTTGACCTGCTCGAGCGTTTCTAGTTATTCTGTTTAGGCAACGCGCTCGGGATGCTGGATTCCGGGCGTTTTGCTTTTTTGCGCGTGTTTAGTTATTGACTAAACACTTACGGCGTATCCTTTTAGTGATTCAGCGTTAGCGCGGTCACGGTTCAGCGTTAGCGCGGCCACTTCCCTATAACCCTTTTTTTGATTGGAGTAATGATGAGTGAGTTCATCAAGTCACAGTCAGAGGTCAAGGCAAACCTCGTTTACCAGATCCGTTCCATTATTGATGGTGCTGAGGCTGAGAAGCGTGGCCTGACCGCTGAAGAAAACCAAACGATTGACCGCATCGAGTCGGCTATCGAAGATGCACAGCGTTCGATTGCTGTTGCTGAGCGCACTGAGGTTCGTCGTGCGGAAGCCGAGCAGGCTGCCGGTTCGTTCGTTCCTGCTGTTGTCGAGGCTCGTTCTGAGGCTGACATTTTCCGCGCGCTTGCTTCGGGTGAGATTCGTTCGCACCTGTTCGAGAAGCGTGCAACGCTTGTCAACTCGACTGACACTGTGCCGGTTGATTTCTACAACCGTCTCTGGATGATTGCCCGCAAGGTTGGGCCGTTCCTCGATGTTGCTGATGTTATCGTTCGCAACTCGGGCAACGACCTTCGCCTGCCCGTGATGACCGCGTACAGCACTGCCACGGCAACCACCGCTGGTTCGGCTATCGCACAGAGCGAACCAACCTTCTCGAGCATCCTGCTCTCACCTGTCAAGGGTGCGTTCCTTTCGCTCATCACCAACGAGCTGATTGCTGACGCTGGCTTTGACATTGTTGGATCGATTGCTGAGCAGGCTGGTAACGCTATCGGTACTTGGGCGAACGCAACGGCAACCTCAACGGTTGTTGGCGCGGCAGGTTCGGGTGTTGCTCTCGGAACTTCGGTTCTCACGGGTGACGGCCTCATCGACCTCGCGTACAGCATCGACGGTGGCTACCGTGGAAACGCTGGCTACATGGCGGCAGGTTCAACGCTTGGTGCTATCCGCAAGCTGAAGGACTCGGCTGGCAACTACCTTTACACTGTCGGCCAGGGTGTTCCTGACACCTTCGCTGGTTTCCCTGTTTACGAGAACCCATCGATGTCGGCTGTCGGTTCGGGTGTCAAGTCGGTTCTGTTCGGTGACTTTAAGGCTGTTGCGATCACGCACACACCTGTTGATGTTGCAACCTCGACGGATGCATACTTCGACCAGGATGTTACGGCGTACCGCACGAGCCTGCGCTTCGCTGCTGGACTCAAGTCCAGTGGTGCTGTGAAGTACCTCACCACTTCCTAAGTGGCGTAAGAAAGTCCCCTGCCCGTTTGGGTGGGGGATTTTCTTTGCCCAAAAATAGTTGAAAAAATCTTTGCAAATAAGTTGACACTTGTATTACAAATCGTGATAGAGTCATCTTGTAAGCAAAACAAATCCTCGGAAGGGAAACAAAATGAACATCACCACAATCAAAGCAGAAGATGACTTTACCGCTGACAGCTTCTTGGCAACAATGATCCGCGAGTGGCTTCTGCGCATCGCCGTTGACAGCATTGACATTGAGAAGGTTGTCGGTTTTGCGCTGACAAAGTTTGCAACCGTATCTGCTGACGATTTCCGCGCCTACGCTATGCCTCTTTACACAACCAAGACTGGTGCGAAAGAAGTTTTGGTGCTTGCCTAACTAGCGCACAAGTCAAACCCTCACCTTGCCGGGCGGGGGTTTTTCTTTTGTGTAGGCTTGACCTATGGGTAAGGAATACGAAAAAGTCAACGGGTCACTAGCACTCGCATCAAACTCGCCGGGACTGCCGACAGGGTACGGCACACAAGGCGCACAGTTTTTGGAACGGTGTCTGCGCCACGGCATGAAAGTTGCCAGCTTCTCGAACTATGGACTCGAGGGCAACATTGAAACAGTCAAAGTTGGCAAGCATCAGATTCCGCACTACCCCAAAGGCTTTCACCCGTATTCGGCGGATGTTATCCCACAGTGGTTTTCACACTTCGACAAAAGCACCAGCACCAAAACAGCGTTGATGACTTTGTACGATGTGTGGGTTTACGAGCAGTTGGCCGACTCGTTCAAGGTTGATGGGCAACCAATCCCAATCATCAGTTGGACACCGCTCGATCATGTTTCGTTGCCGCCAACGGTGGCACAGTTTTTGCGCCGAGACAATGTGACCGCCGTGACGATGGCCCCACATGGGCAACGCCAGCTCGAGCAGGCAGGCATTGAGTCTGTTTACATTCCGCACGCCATTGACTTGCACACCTATAAGCCGACTGAGCGCATGAGCCTTGTGGACATGACCGGGCGCGAATATATTTTGGGTGACCGACAGGATGTGTTTTTGGTGGGCATGGTCAGTGCGAACAAAGCCAACGGCATGGTGCATCGTAAGAGTTTCAGTGAATCGTTTGCAGCGTTTTCTTTGTTTAGCAAAATCCATGATGACGCGGTGTTGTATGTTCACGCTGAGCCGGGCGCAATCATGGGCGGTTTCACTTTGCCTATGTTGGCTAAGGCGTACAACATTGAGCCGGGCAAAATCATTTTTCCTGATCCGGTGCAACACCGTCTTGGTTACGATGACCGCGACATGGCGGCGTTGTATTCGTCTTTTGATGTGTTGTTGCATCCAAGTATGGGTGAGGGGTTTGGGTTGACTGCGCTTGAGGCGCAAGCGTGTGGCACGAGGGTTATCACTTCGTCTTGGGCGGCATCACCAGATTTGGCTTCGGAAGATTCTTGGCTGGTTGAGGGTCAGCCGTGGTGGAACGAACAGATGAAGGCCGTCTCACAAGTGCCGTTGGTTCAATCCATTTTTATGGCGTTACAAATGGCCTATGAGTCTGGTGGCGGTCACTCTGAGGTGGCGCGCGACTTTGCCCAACAGTTTGACGCTGACAAAGTTTTTGCTGACAAGTGGCTACCGTTTTTGAAAGGGTACTTTGCATGATCCCGTTGATTGGTGTGCCGACTTTGACTCGGCATGATTTGTGTGACCGGATGCTGTCGAGCATTGATTATCCGGTGCAAGATTTGATTGTCGTTGACAACAAACCTGATGGTTGGTCACCGACAAAGCCTGAGCTGGTGAAACGGTTGCACCATATCCGGTTGCCTCAGAATCTTGGGGTGGCTGGTTCGTGGAATCTGATTGTGAAGTGTTCACCGTTTGCGCCGAGCTGGATCATTGTGAATGATGATGTGGTGTTTCAGCCGGGCGCGCTCGAGACGATGGCCGACAGTCTCAGAAGTGATGCGTTGCAGTTTTTTGCTGTGCAGCCTAAGTGGGCGGCATTTGCTATTGGTGAGGATGTTGTGAAAAAGGTTGGGCTGTTTTCTGAGTTGTTTCATCCGGCGTATTTTGAGGACAATGACTTTGAGCGGCGCGCACTTGCGCAGGGCGTTGATGTGGAGATGGTGAATGCGCTCGTGGATCACGACAACTCATCAACGCTCAAGTCTGGTTTTGACATTCAGAATCACAAGAGCTTCAAGATGAACAGTGAGACGCATCGGGCGCGCGAGGCCAATCAGGTGATGACTGGTGGCGAGTGGGATTTGATTTTGCGCCGTGAGCTGTCATGGGATTGACAACGGTCATTGCAACCGCGCCGGGGCGTGAGCATTGGGTTGCACAGTGTTTGGCAAGTCTCGGCGGCTCTGACGCTTTGGTGGTTTCCCTCGAGGGCGGTTTTGAGTTGGGCAAACTGCAATGGGTTTACGAGAACACCACACTTGACCGTTGGCTGTTTCTGCAAGACTCGGCTGAGGTGTTGTCTAAGGGCTTTTGGGGCAGGCTGGCAGAGTTTCCCGGCTCGGTTGCACTGCTAGGTGACCCGAGCGTTTACGGCTCTTATATGGGCGTGTATGAGCGCAAGACTTTAGACAAGATGATTGGGTGGCCGGTGGTCACCGACAAGATGAGTTCGATTGCCAACGAGATTATGTGGACTCGAGACTATTCGGACAGGGCTGGCGGTGTGCCGGTGTTGTTTCCTGAGTTGCGTGATGCTGACGGTGTGCAGCGTGAACGGTTTGGGCGCGAGAACCTGGTGCTTGAAAATGACTTCTTTAGAAAATGGAAAGGCACTTGGCGATGAGGGTTTTGACGATTGGCACTTTTGATTTGTTGCATCCGGGTCATGTGGCGTTGCTCGAGCGTTGTGTTGAGTTGGGTGGTGAGCGTGCTCATGTTTCGGTTGGTGTGAACACTGATGATTTCATCAAACGCTATAAGGGCGCTTACCCGGTGATGAGTCTTGTGGAACGGTTGGAGATGTTGCGCGCGATCCGTTGGGTTGATGATGTGCTCATCAATAAGGGCAATGAGGATTGCAAAGTGCTCATTGATGAGGTGAAGCCTGACTTGCTGGTGGTTGGCTCTGACTGGTTGGGCAAAGACTATTTGAAGCAGACGGGACTCACGCGCGAGTATTTGGAACGGCGCAACATTGCCTTAGTGTTTTTGCCGTATACGGTGGGGATTAGCACCACACAACTCAAGGCACGCCTAACATAGTCTTATGATTACAAACGGGTATGCCACCTTGCAGCAGGTGAAAGACGCTCTGCGGATTACTGATGCCGTTGATGACAGTCTGATTGAGATGAGCATTGAGGCGGCTTCGCGCGAGATTGACTCGTACTGCCAGCGCGTCTTTTATTCGACTACGGCAACGCGCACTTACCGTTGTGACAGCAACTTTCTGCTCGAGATTGATGACCTGATTTCTTTGACCACGCTGAAGACAACGGCTCAGACGGCGTGGGATACAACTTGGGGCGCGGCTGACTACCAGCTCGAACCGACTAACGGCATTGTGGGCGGTATCACTCAGCCGTATACGCGTGTGCGCGCCATCGGCAATTTCACTTTTCCCATCATGCCTAATGTCACTGTGCAGATTGCTGGTGTGTTTGGTTGGTCGGCTGTGCCGATTGATGTGCGCCTGGCTTGTGTCATTTTGTCTCAGCGTTTGTTCAAGCGTTTTGACTCGCCACTCGGCGTGGTGGGTATGGGTGACCTCGGCGCTATCCGGGTGAGCCGCATCGATTCGGATGTGCAGGCGTTGCTTGCGCCTTATGCGAAAGTCAGCATCGCTTGAGCATCGCACTTATCCGCAAGGGGCTTGGCGCGAACCTCGGCACGATTCGGGGGCTTCGTGTTGCGGAAACAATTCCGGATCAGGTGAACCCACCTGTGGCTGTGCTGTCACTTTCGAGTGTTGAATATGATGGTGCGTTGCGTGGCGGCCTGACCACTTACACTTTCACGGTGACTGTGATTGTGGGGCGTATGAGTGAGCGCACTGCACAGCGCACACTTGACGCATACATTTCGCCCGGCACTGGTTCTATCAAGACGGCTATTGAGTCTGAGCGCTCGTTGGGCGGTTCTGCGTTTGATTGTCGTGTCGAGGGCATGACGAGTGTTGGCAGTGTCACAATAGGTGATGTCAACTATTTGGCAGCAGACTTTACAGTTACCGTTTACGGAAATTAGGAGATAAACAAAATGGCAAAGCAAGTTTTCACTAACGCTGTGGTCACCGTGAACGGTGTGGATTTCTCGGATCACATTGGTGCGGTCACGATTGAGCAGTCGGCGGATGAAATCGAAACGACGGCTTTTGGCACTGCCGGTTGGCGCACGCGCGTCACGGGCTTGAAGGATGGTTCGGTTCAGCTTGACTGGCACCAGGACTTTTCCAGCTCGGTTGACGCCACGCTTTCGCCTGCGTTTGGTTCGGTTGGCACTGTCACGATTATTCCTAACGGAACCGTGATTTCGGCAACGAACCCTAAGTGGACTTGCCCGGTTGTCATTTCGGGTTACTCGCCTGTCGCGGGTTCGGTTGGTGACCTGCTCACCTTCTCAACGACATGGGCTGCCGCCGGGGCGTTTGCACGCGCAACCGCATAACAACTAGGCTTAGGGTCATGGAACCCATCAAGCTTGAGATTGTTTATCCTGACGGCACAACAAAAGCCATCAGCGCGTTGGCCATTGATCTGATGCGTTTTGAACAGCACTTTGACATGAGTGTCACGGCGTTGTCACAACCTAAGATGACGCACATTTTCTTTTTGGCGTATTCGGTTGAGAAGCGCACGAAGGCAACTGAGTTGGAGTTTGACCAGTGGGTTGAGTCCATTCAGATTGTCAAAGAGGGCGATTCAAAAAAATAGAACCGTTGGGCGGTTACTCAGTTCATTGGGTGATGGCTCAACTTGCTTACGAATACCACATCAGCCCGCGTGAGCTGGCGAAGCTTGAGCCTCGTATGTTGTGGACTATGCAACGCTATCTTGTCGCGGTGTCGCGCCAGTCGCAGGGTGGGCGCAAGTAAACTAGCGTCATGGGTTTCAATGCGCGCGCTGAGGTTGATGCACGCGATTTTGCGCGTGTGATACGTGTTATCAAGTCCATTGATAAGGATTTGGCTAACGAGTTGTCTCGCACGATCAAGCCAGCTATCACGCCTATTGCGAAGATGATTGAGGCGCGTGTGAATGCGAACCGCCCACCTATGTCTGGAATGTTGAGGCCCGGCCCTAAGCAGTGGAACAAGTTGGGTGCAACTGTTCGTGTGACTGGTGGTTTCTCGTGGCGTTCACCAAACCTTGTGACTATTGATTTTTCTAAGCCGTCTGCCGCTGGTGTTGCCATCGCTGAGAACGCCGGGTCAAAGTCTGCTGGTAATAGTTTGCGCGGTCAGTTGTTTATCCGCCGCATTCAGACTGTCGTGCCAGGTTGGGATAACGGTGGGCGCTATCTTTACCGGGCGTTCATGCCTTACCAGTCTGCCGTGTATGGGCTGGCTGAAAATCTTGTTGAGCGTTGGATTGCTCGAGTGAACCGGAAATTGGAGTCTATGTAATGGCACTGAAACTTCCGATTGTTTCAAAGTTTGACCCTAAGGGTGTCAATGATGCCCGGCGCGGTTTCCAAGATTTGACTAATGCGGCATCTGTGGCCTCGGGCATCATCATTGGTGCGTTTGCCGGTATTGCCATTGGTGTCGGCAAGATCAGCATTGACTCGGTAAAGATTGCGTCTGGCTATCAAGAAGTAGCCTCAGCAATCAAACAGTCTTTCGGTGAGTCTGCACAGTCTCTGATTGACTTTGCAAAAACCGCGCCCGACTTGTTGGGTATGACTCAGACACAGTTCTTGGATGCGTCGAAACAGTTTGGGTTGTTTGGTCAGGCTGCCGGTATCGCCGGTGAGGATAATGTTGAGTTTTCTAAGGGCTTGTCGATTCTTGCCGCCGACTTGGCTTCGTTCAATAACACTTCGGTAGACGATGCTATTGGCGCGCTTGGTGCAGCACTTCGAGGCGAGAACGAACCCATCCGCCGTTATGGTGTGTTGTTGGATGATGCCACGCTGAAAGCCAAAGCGATGGAAATGGGCATCTATGACGGCACTGATGCGCTGACCCCTCAGCAGAAAGTTTTGGCGGCTCACGCGGCGATTCTTGAGCAGACAACTATCCAGCAGGGTGACTTTGCTCGCACGCAAGATGGCATGGCTGGATCGGTCAAAACACTTCAGGCAAACTTTGAAGATTTGCAGTTGAAGCTTGGTGAGCAACTGCTTCCCGTTTTTGACCGGCTGATTGACCAGTTCACTGACTTTATTGACAACAACGGCCCTCAGCTCGAAGTTGCCATCAAGGCTGTGGCTGATATGGTCATCGGGCTTGTTGAGTCGTTTATTGGTTTCACGACTTGGTACACAGAGAATCAGGGTTTGGCTAACAGTATTGCCGGGGCGCTGGCGATTGTGGGTGGCGCGTTTGTTGTTGCCACGGGCATCATTTGGGCGTTTAATGCGGCGTTGTATGCGAACCCGATTGGCATCATTGTTGCCGCGATTCTGATTGGTGTTGCACTTATTGTTGCCGCCATTGTTGTTATTGCCGAGAATTGGGATGAGATTACAAGGTTCATGGGCAAGGCGTGGGATGCCGTAGTGTTTGGCATTGGTACGGCTTGGGCGGCTGTTGCCAACGGTGTAATTAACGGCATTAACTTTGTCATCAAGGCGTTCAATGGTTTGTTGGATGTGTGGAACACCATTGCCGGAACTGATTTCAGCATTGACTTGATTAGCAATGTGACAGGCCCGAGCATCCCGAGCAGTTTGCAGTCTGGCGCTCGAACCACTTTTGGGCGCGAGTATGGCGGTCAAGGTTTCAAGTTGGCTGCCGGTGGAATTGTGATGCCTCGACCTGGTGGAACGCTGGCAACGATTGGTGAGGCTGGTCAGGCTGAGGCGGTCATTCCGTTGGATCGTCTTGACCGGATGATGGGCAGCCGTGGCGGTGGCGCAACCTATGTGGTGAATGTCAACGGCGGTTTGTCCACCAGCTCAGATGTTGGGCGTGCAGTGGTTGAGGCTATCAAGCGTTATGAGCGTACTTCTGGCCCTGTGTTTGCGAGCGCATAATGGCGATGCAATATCAGGTTTTTCTTGAAGGCACACTTGGGTTTGTGTTGGACACTGACCTGTTGGATACGGGCGTGCTTGGTTATCTGATGACTGAGGTGACCGATTCTGTGAAGTCGGTTTCGTTCAAGCGTGGCAAATCAACCATCATTGACAAGTTCAGTGCCGGGCAGATGACCGTTGTTTTCAATAACAATTTGCGTGAGTTTGACCCTAACGGCCCGGGCAAGTATGCGAGCGCCATTGTGCCTCGGCGCAAGATTGTTTTTTATGCTGGCGAGTCTTTGTCGTTCACGGATCAGTGGCAAATGTTTACCGGGTATGTGGATGACTGGAACTTTGCTTATGATGTGTCGGGCGAGTCTGAGGCGGTTGCGTCTTGCTCTGACGCGTTCACTTTGTTGTCTAACCAGCAGGTCACTTTGACGCCACCGGCTGAGATTTCGTCTGAGCGTATTAGGCGTGTGCTAAATAGTTCAACGGTTGCATGGCCTGACGAATATTTTGCGGATGGTGCTGCGTTTACGATGAGCACCGCGTCTTATTCTGGCGATGCGCTTTCTTACATTCAGACTGTGGCTGATTCTGAGCGTGGTTACGCGTACATTAGTGGCTTTGGGTATTTGCGCTTTTTGGGTTGGAATAACTTTGCTTACGCTGACACACCGTTGACTTTTAGTGACAACATTTCGTCTGGCACTGTGATCCCGTTCACGAGTCTTGAGACTACTTATGGCACTGAACAGCTTTACAACTATGTGACGGTGACGGGGCCTGCCGGTACGGTGACGGCACAAGATTTTGTTTCGCAACAGACTTATCAGATTGCGTCTGAGAACTTTGATGTGGTGACGGCTGGCACAGCGCAGATGCAGTTGGTGGCCGATTTTATGGTGAACAACTATAAGAACCCTCGGGCGCGTGTGACTCGTGTTGGTGTGTCTTTGGATAACCGCGATTTGGCGAGCGCTTTCGGTAATGACGGCGTGAAGTCTGTGTTGCAGAATGACATTGGCAGTACGATTAGCGTGAGTTACACACCTAACGGTATTGGTTCGGCGGTTGTTTCAACTGGTTATGTGATTGGGGTTGAGATGACTGCGACACCTGAACGGTGTGACATGGTTTTTAGTCTTTCTGGTGATGAGTCGAGGGCGGTTGCATAATGGCTGGTTTGGGTTATAGGACTTTTACTGCTGGCGCGGTGTTGACTGCGGCTCAGGTGCAAGGCTATTTGCAGGATCAGGTTGTGATGGATTTTGCTTCGAGTGCTGCGCGTACTTCTGCGTTGGCTTCGCCAAGCCAGGGCATGGTTTCTTATCTGACTGACTCGAACAGTTATTGGCAGTATTACGAGGCGTATAACGCTGGTACTAATCCGGGTGGTGCGAGCGTTGCCGGTTGGTATCCGCAAGAGGGAACAACACTTTTTGCCGGTAAGCGTTCCAACACTTCTGGTGTTTCAATTCCAACCTCCACCTATACGGTTGTTTCGTTCAACACTTTTGCGTGTGCCGGTAGCACCTCGAACACAGACACAATTCAAATTAACAGTGCAACCGCGCCGAGCACTTTCACGGTTCGCAAGGCTGGCTGGTATCGGTTGGCTTCTACCGCTAAGCACTCTGGTTGGTCATCCACTGCTGGCACAGCACGAAGTTTTGCCATCAACAAAAACTCGACAACGATGACCACCAACACAATTTCGGTTGGCCCGTCTCAACCATTTCCGGGTGATGGCTATGTGTCTATTTATGGAACGGTAAACACTTTGCTTGCCGCCAACGATGTTGTGCGCTTCTGGCTTTGGCACGATATTGGTGCTAACGCCACCAACGCTGACCACAGTGTGACCATCGAATACTTGCGCCCGGCGAGCGTCTAATGGCTGATGTAACCCTGCAAGATATTCTGGTGGTCATTGCCCGGATCGAGACAAAGCAAGATGCCATGATGCAAAAACTTGATGAGCTGTCGCGCACTTCTGACCAGCATTGGAAGCGCATCAACGAGATTGAAACGAAGCTGGCGTTGCTTGAGCAACGGCAACCGCCACGGGTTCACCCAACCGTGTGGGTTGTTGCCGCTATTGCGGTGCTTGGTTTCATTGCCACTTTTGTTAACTACATCACCACTTAGAAAGAGATACGATGCAACATCCTGTTGACCCTAATTCTTATGATGCCGCCGATCCGTTTGGCTCGATGAGTGGTGGGCGCACTTACCCTCACACCGGCTCAGATTATGCTGTTGCTTACGCTGAGGTGTATTCGGTTGCTGACGCGGTTGTCTATCACACTGGATTTAACTCAGGCAACGGCAACTACATATGTTGCTACATTCCTGGCTATGACTGGAAAGACGGAGTGCAAGGCGGCCTTTATATCGCTTACCTGCACTTGTCGAGCATCAATGTCTCGCCACAGTCAACTGTCAAGCAGGGTCAGAAGATTGGTGTGAGTGGCAACACCGGCTCGAACTCACGAGGCCCACACCTGCACATCACGATGAGCAACAGTGACCTCGCCTATTTGGGGCAGGGCGCAAAACTTGACCCGTGGGCTTACATTCAGAATCATTTGGGCGCACCAGCTCAAGCCAAGCCACCAGCACCCAAGCCGGTCAACGGGTCAAAGCAAAAGAAGCTCGAAATGTTGATGGCACGCAAAAAGGCTGCCGAGACTCAGTTGAAGCTCGAGCAAGACAAGTTGCCGGGACTGGTCAAGACGCGTGACGATTTGGTGCAGTCGGTCACGAAACTCACTGATGTTTTCAACAAGGCCAAGTTGGCGTTGGAGAAAGCCACCGCTGATGTGGTGAAAGCGCAAGCGGATCGTGTGACGGCTGAGACTGGTGTGGCTTCGGCGCAAACTCGTGTTGCGTCTTTGCAGAAGGATGTTGTGCGTTTGTCTGACCAAATATCGAAAATCAAGTAGGGAGAAACAAAATGAGTTGGTTGAAGTCTGTTTTCACTGAGGAAGTTCGTGGCTATATCTACCGCGTGCTTATCGCTTGCGGCGTTGCCCTTGTCGGCTTTGGCGCTATCACTGGCGAACAGTGGGCGCTTATCGGCGGCGTGCTTGTGGCTGTGTTGAACATCATGCCTGCTGGCAACACCAGCATCAAGAAGTGACCGCGATGGAGAAAGAGCAGGTCGGCGCGTACAGTGTGCCGGTTGATCCTATGGACTTGATGCAGTGCGAGAGCTGTCAATAGTTCGCTAAACTGATTACGCGCAATCCCCTTCCCTTGCGTGTTGCCCCGGCTGAGTCTTTGATTCGCCGGGGCTTCTTTTTGCCCAAAAGTTTTTTGCGAAAATAGTTGCACTCTGTATTACAACCTGTGTTAGTGTCGTATTACGGCAACAAGGCCGGTTCTTGGAAGGGAACAAAAATGAGTGCAATGTCGAACATCTACACAACGGCAATGGTCATCAGCGATCTTGAGAATCGCATGAACGAGCTGGAAGAACAATGTGTCAGCGTTAACGAGGCTGACGATGAGTACCCTTGCCTGTGTGACATTCACGGCGAACTAGATGCCGTGTATTCGCAGTGGCGAAAGGTAGCAAAAGAGTGGGCAACTTTTCCCATTTCGATTCGCAACGAGGCAATGCAAATGGCAATGAAAGAGGTCAACGCATGAGCGCCGAGTGGCTCGATGACGATGAGGTGACCACCACCTTTCGCACAATCAAGATGATGCAGAAAGAAAACTATGATGCCGGTTTTGCAGCCGGTGTTGCGTGGGCTGAAGCTCGGGTAAAGGCTGGTGCGTGATGGGTGGCTGGTCAGAGATTCACGCGCGCCTGTCTGAGTTGAATGAGGCTGAGGCGCACCTGAATGAGTTGGGTTGGAAGTCTCTCGAGGCGTTGCCACACCGTGAAATGTGGCAGCAGGCGTTTGAGGATTTGAACCGCTTTTTCAGCCCGTTGGAGATTCGTGAAATGATGATTGAGGTGGGAGATGTCTGATCAGTATGGTTTGAGGGCGCATAACCGGCGCGTGGCTAATCCGCAAATGGTGTTTCACACGCCGACTTATTACCGGGTGAGAACTGTTGCCCGCGGTGTGACCAAGTTTGTGGTGAACGCTTTGTGGGGTTCGCTGATTCTTGGGTTCCCAATTTGTGTTTGGTTGGCCGCCGGTTGGCTTGGCCATGTTTTGGTGGAGTTGACGAAGTGACGGCGCGGGTTCGTTCTGTGCGCCTGCCTGACGCGCTGTGGGAACAGTTGCAGGCGGTTGCTACGGCACGCGGTGTTAGCGTGTCTACGGTCATTTTGACGGCGTTGAGTGAGTATGAG